TGCTTGCGCTGCCATAGCCGCAAGAGCCATGTAATCGTTCGGGTCTGCATTGTTAAATACTGTTTTGAAATCAGTGCCAGTATTGTATGCAGTTGCTGCCGAAAAGATGTTAGTCTGAACTGCTGCATTGATACGGCTAACCAAATCCGTACGTGCTGACTGGATTGCGTTTTGTTGCAACCTTGTGAAGTCAATTTCAAACTTGTTACTGAAGCTCAAAAGAGTTGCCTCTGTCTTGTAGTCAGAAGATTTGATTTCGTAGAAATATTGAGACTTCGATTTCTCCGTTCCTTCTACATGGTTTGCGCTTGTACCCTCTTTTACTTTTTCATCAATCCACATAGCTAAAGGAGCGTTTGTTTGGATTGTGTTACAAAGGTCAAAGATGTAAGGAGTATTGCGATATTGATTGATAATATCGGCATTTGCACCCAAACGCAAGATTGAAGCTGCACTCAAAGATTGGGCAATTGAAGACACGTTCGAAGCATCATCAATATCATCAATTGTCCCGTGAGTAAATGCGGCTTTAGTTGAATCAAATTGGCGCATAAACACCTCGCCCTTCGAAGTCTGTAAGATTTCATAGCTAACAGAACCATTCTTTTGCTTGAACACTTCTGCAAGCTTGTCCATGTCCTTATGAAGCAACTCGGCAATTGAAGTTCCTTTTTCAGCACCAGCAACGCCAACGGCATTTTTAAGGTCTGCCAATACTTTCCCTTGCTTTTCAGCAATAGCCGTAAGTTTTGCAGTAGCTTCTTCGCCAGCTTCTTTGATAACATCAAGCTGATCTTGCGTCACCCCTTTGTTTTTCTTCGCATCCTCTATGATAGATGCAAGCCTTTCATCGTGTTTTGCAATAACAGCCTCAACTTTTTTTGCTGCGCTATTACCCAACTCGACTACTAATGCTTCTTTTTCTTCCTGATTTAACATCGTTTTACGTTTTAATTGTTGAAAAACTTTCTTGACTTGATAAAATTAATCGTATCCTGAGTGCTATATAGCGGCTCTTGTTTTTGAGTGACTTCTGTCGGCTCAATCTCTTTTTCTGTTTCTTCCAATGTTGGAGTGATTTCATTCGCACCCCAAAGCACTGCCGAAACCTCATATAATTTTATTTCAGTGACCGCCCAAAAATAGCCTGATGTAATTACTTCTTTGTTGATAACAAACTGAAAGTATTTGTTCCAGTTTGCAAAATGTTCTGAATCGTTTGGGTCGTTAATGCAAATGAATAATTTCACATACTGCAAGCCGATTGAATGCTGTTTTACTTTCTTATCCGTGTACTGAATGTAAAGTTTACCAGCCAACGCCTCTTTTACCAGCGAATCGAAAACTAAACACGTAGTATTACCTACCATATTCAGCCCTAATTCTTGCAAACTGAAATCCTTTTCGTAGATGTCTTGAATGTACCCTATTCGATCATCCGTACAAGTGTCGTGATCTTTCAAATGATAAATCAAGTCCTTGCCTTTTGGTCCCGATTCTTTAGCGGTCTTAGTTGCGCATCCAGCAAACAAAACGTCCATTTGAGAATCGCAATAGTTGTATGTATTGCCAACTATCGACACTTCAATGGTGCCGTCTTCTATCTCTACAACTGGAAGCGGTGACGTTGCCTTTTGAGCATGTGACTTTGAAACAGAAACCTTGTGTACGCCAAATGTTGAATCGTGCTTAATAGGTTTCAAACACTTTTCAGCAATGAGTTTCTTTTTGTTCGCACGTAGATAGTCGAACGTTTCTTTTTGTGTTGGAAATTCTGGGATCGTTACTTTCATTTCGTTACGATTTTAGAATTGGTACAAACACGTTTAGCCTTGATAGAATCTACCAAGGCTTCCTTATCAACGTTTTTAGACGTGACTTTATTTAAGCATTTTTCAGCACCATCAAGGCACTCTTTTACGCAATTTGACATTTCCGAACTGGCAGGTTTCTATCCTGCAAAGTTTAGTTGTGTAAATGTATTATTATGAATTACAAAATCCTAGCTTTTAGGTTCAGAAACTTTTACTTTAATCACACGTGTACCGAGTTCGATACCGTCCATACCTTTTACGGCTTTAGCCGCATCGTAATCGTCCATTTCAATAAATCCAAATCCTTTAGGCTTCCTTGTTTCCTTATCAAAAACAATCTTGCACGAATTCACCACGCCAAAATCTTCGAAGGCCGTTTTTAATTGTTGTTCTGTAATCTTGTAATCAATGTTTGAAACGAAAATAGTCATTATATGTAAAATTAAATTGTTGCTGGTTGAGGTTCAATTATTGGGGCTTCTGCTTTTACAGGATTTGGCATAATCATTTTTCTTGCCTCCTCTTCATCATACTGCCATTCCATTACTAGCATGTTGACGGCTATTTCATTTGTGATCGTGCCATCTTTTACTTTAGTGTTTAGGTCTAGTATTGCCGTTTGATGCACTTGCGCTTTTTCGGCTCGCTTGTTCTGATCTTCTTGTAGGCATTCAATGTTTGACGTGTCACAAAATACTTCGTAGCCTAAACGATCTGTTATGTCGGGTCCTCCAAACAAATGCTTTGCGATTGGGATTACGCACCCTGTATATTTCGACCGTTCGCTTTGTTCATAATTTGCCAATGTACTTGCGTCCGTGTCACCTGCTAATGTAGAAGGGTAATTTAACGCCACGCAAATATCTCTAGTCTTTACTTTGTATCCATCCCACAAGGCAAGCTCTTTAATAGTACGGCCTAATTGGTGAACTTGTAAATTAGCTGTTGACGTGGCAATTTTACCAAACTTTTTAGCACCTGCAATACGCTTATTCATTGCAGCGTCAAAAGCTTCTTGATCGTTATCTATAAAAGGTTCTTGACTTCCGTTAGAAATAAGCAACTCACTGCCTTTATTCTTAAGCAAAGAAGTGTCTGCCGTGTACATTTCTCGTAGTGCCTCTATTGGCATAACTGCAGCCTGTAACGGGCTTAAACCGAAATTAGTCAAACGACTAGGATTGTCAAGGAACTTTTTGAAAATCAAATCTTCTTGCAGAATATCAAGCCATACTCCATTTTCTTGATACTTGTATTTGAATTGGCTTCGGCCTAAATACGTTTCTTGTAGATTTACCGTGTCGATTACTTCTAATCGCTTCCCAAATCCAATAACGTCACGATCCCAAAAAACAGCCGTGCCAGTAGTGCAAAGATTAAAGAACGCTTTCGATGTATCTAGTTCGAAAGTCTTAGACTTATACGGCTTGCCTTTCCAGTATGGAGAATAAACAATATTTTTTTGTGCGAATATAATAGCGTTAATAATCCCGAACACAATCGGATTCTGAGAATAACCGACCTCAATTAAATATTCGTGAGTCTTTCTGTTAAACGTGTGGTGGCCTTGAATGAACTGGAAAAAGTTTTGCGAGATTTGACTTTCCATCAAGTTCTGAACGAATATCTGTTGTTCGTTCAATTCGTTACCACCGAAAAGCATTCCTTTGATAATCGGAACTAAGCCTCGCTTTTGCTCAAAAACTTTATCCTTGCGTAGTTGTAACTGATTCAAAGCTTTTTTTTGTAAATGTAAGCTATTTTGAATAAATTTTTCTAATCTCTTTTCCTTACTAGATTCTGGAATTCTTGTTTGAAAATCAATTCGACATTCATCTTGTCAAAATCTATCCCTCCAATTGGATCTGGCGTGTGGCTAGATTCATACACAACACGCCTATTTACAAACTTGTTAGGGTTTTTGATGTTGTAATCTGTAATTGTCAAAACGTCCCCTACTGTTATATTTCGCATTAAATATCTATGCAAGTAAGCAGGGTAAAGCTTAAGCGTAAGTAGGTATTTTTCGAGACGATTATCTATCGTCCAAACTTCCGCCCCACTACCGTACTTTGTAAACTGTTTTTCTTGCTCCTGAGTTGTAAAGCCAAAGAACGCCTCTGGCAAGCGAATCTGATTAAACCAGTCTAGTATTCCGTAATCGTTTAGTTTAGTATCGTCAAACTGATCGCCAAACTGTCCGTTCCTATTCCAGTTAATTCTTACCGTGTGATCGGCTCGGTGTTCTAAGTATTTTTTAAGACAAAAAGTGAAAGAATAATCTTCAAAGTCGCCCCCCAATTCTGGACTTGCGAATACCTTAATTCGATAATCACCCTCGCCCCACGCTACTAACACATTACGCCAAAGAAGCTGATATCCTATTGCACTTTCTCCGAACTTATTTACAAAGAATCCGAATTCATGAAACTTTCCGTATGTGTTATCATCCAGTACGTCAACTTCTTCAAATTCGGTTCCGTTATACTTCTCGAGTGTCAACTGGGCATCAGTGAATAGTTGACTAAAAAACCAAATAACAGAATGCTGATCGTTTTTAAGTTCTGATGTTTCTGTTAATTCGGCCAACGCTGGCAATTCGAAACAGCAACCTACCTGAACCGCTTCGGACAATACAGTATCTTGAGTTACACTTTTTGAAAGTATTACAAAGTCCTGCTTAATTGCTTGTCCGTTGATTGGCATTATTTTTTTTTTTACAAATGTAAAGATAAAAATTGCTTTACTCAATCTACCACTTAGTCCCAAACATTTTAAACCAAATAAACTGCCAAATACTTTTGCGCTGAAATGCCGTAAACTCTGACATCAACAAATCATACGCCTTTTCGTATTGCTCATTTACTTTCTTCCGAGCTTCGGCAATTTGAGGAATCGCATCGTTTATAGATATTATAGTAAGGCTTTGAGGCGGATTATCCCTATTCCCTCTCTGGATCACAAGGCAAATAGAAGAATCCTGAATTAATTTAGAATACTTTCCTTGTATTTCTTTCAATCTTAATAATTCTTCTGTCGATACTATTGATGTCCCTGCTTGCATAATCGTTATTTACTCAATTTATTGTTTTAATCCTATTATTTTAGTTCTGAGTGTGCGGTTTTTTGGCATATTTTCAGGAAAAGTACAATTAATACGACATTCCGCCCCTTGTTTCACTATATCTAGTAGCATCCATAAGGTGACAAAATGCATCAATTGGAATATTTGTACTTAATCCTGTTAGCTTATCCTTCTCCCACATGTATTTTGTCTTTTCCATGTGCAAGTTCTTTGAGCGTTCAGTATAAAATACGTTAAACTGTTTCAACTTCAATATACCTGAATTAATAGACCCGTTCCCTTTTTTGGCCGCAATTGCTGGTATGCCTAGCTTTCTTAATTCCCTTATCATGTCGGGGTCATGGTCACACATAACAGGATTATGAGATTTAAATCCAGCAGTTTGTAGTATCTGTTTTATTTGTATAGGTGCAATTCCACTTTCATAACAAAGCTCGTCTAGATAGATGTTATTCCCAATCTTTGCATTCTTTACTATAGCTGTCGGGTCGTTTGTATATCCAAAGTCTATTCCTCCTGTAAACTGGACATCTTTAGGATAATCTTCATTAGGAATCATTCGCCAATCTGGAAAAATTAACCCTGTTAAATTACCAGTGCGACCTCTGGCATAAACCGCCCATAATTCTTTATCTTTTATGCCCTCTGTTCGCCTATGTTCTTCTTCGCTAAGGAATGGGTTATGTCTGTGATCGCTTATTATTAGCTTTACACTTGCCGAAAGGTCATTACTATTCTTTGTTGTGCCTATCAGTTTTTCGTGTGCCCAAAATGGTGCTGATGGGTTGTAGTCAATAAATACCTGTTGCCTTGTACGTTTCGCAAGCTGCCAAAATATTAAATAACCTACTCCGTTAGCTTCATTTACAAACAAAAACTGCCGCTTACCCTGCTTTGCGCTTTGTTCATCCTGACACGAATAGAACTCCATCACATAGCCGTTATTGAAGTAAATGCAACGGTCTGTTTCGTTAACACCTTTTACATACTTCTGCAATTCAGGCGTATTTCCTAATATTGTTTTAGCTATACGGTAAGCACCTTTCTTTAAATTTGGAATTGATTCCGAAACTACCGTACAAACTAAATCATCCGATCCATGAACATCAGGATCATGTTGTGTAATCTTTGTAAATAATAGCTGAATGATTGCGTATGTCTTGCCTGAATCAGTGCCGCCTTGGTTGATTAGTATTTGTTCTTCTGAACATGAATTAACATAATAAACAGGCGAGCATTCAAACATTAATCTTCAATCTCGTTTTCAGAATTTGCTAATTTTGGACCAACATTATACACTTTGATTATCGGAGGCGCTGTATTTAGCTCTTTGCCGTCTGTCGTTAAATCTAGCTTATCACCGTATTTTTTAGGCTTCAATTTACTTGCAATAAACTTTCTAGTGTCTATCTGTAGTCTAGCCCTTTGAACAGCTACCGAATTGCCAGAATCGCCAAATTGACCACTTATAATATCTTCTGTTTTATTGTCTGCTATTTCTAGCATTTCTTCAACAAGAATATCGGCCTGATCATCTTTCGCGCGCGTGTACATGGCTAAGAATGCCTCATGTATTCGAAGCCAATTCTTAATAGTCGCATAGCATGGCATCCATTCATTTTCTTCACAAAGCCTTTTTGTGCCTAATGTGGATGTTGATATTAGGCCGCAAATCTTTTCTGCTATCTCTAAACTATATAATGTTGGTTGCCCTGCCATTACTTCAATTCGCCAAATGTGATAAATGCAAATGTT